ATGATCTTCAACATCATTATGTCATCCGTGAACAATGAATTAATCATTTCCTGGTTGAACATCTCAGCAAAGTCCAGCGAAAAACGCTGGTAATGTTTCAATAACAAGAAGTCAGGGATAAACTTAAACCGCTTCAATAGCCTGAAATCGTTTGTTTCAAACATCTTGGAACATTCATCCAAAGTCAGCGTATATTTATCCTTAAACAGTTTCATAATCCCGTGGCCTGTTTTAAAAGTTGAGCCAGTTTCACCATGTTAACCGCCTGCGCCTTCGCTTGATTATTTGGACTGATTCCAAATAAGCCCTTGTATTTTTTAGTCAAATCTGAAGTCTTATCATCAGTTGAAAGGATATAATAATTCCTGTCATCGGTTTCAAGGATCATCGCGTCCTGAAAAGCACCCGTATTTTTCATGTCAGGGATCCCAAATGGAGCCTTACCGCCCTTCTTTTTCTTTTCATCGGCATACATAAAACTCCTTAATGTAGGTTCAATGGGTTTCCCTTCATTGGTATTACCAGATAACAACTGATCCCGGTTTATTTGAACTAACGGCTTTTCGTTTGCCTTTACCACAAGTTCCATATTCTTATTTAGATCGCTTACAAATAACTGAAACTTATTATTGAAATCGCTGAAGTTCATAAAACAAAAAAAGGGAGGCTATTTGCCCCCCTCCTTCCCCTTTTTGATTTTTTGTTTATCACTTTTGGGAGAGGGCTTCTCAACCCCCTCCGCCGTACCATCGGGAACAATCCCGTGTTTTTTGTACCAACGCTTCTTATAGTCTTCGCTGGTTCCCGGTTTAAATGTGATTATCATATGCATAATGTTTAAGAATCACCCACAACAGTCAAACGATTCGACAAGTAAGTGACTACCCCGGCGACTGTTTTCTTCACCCTGAAAGTGATATAGTCCCCGATTGCGATGTCAACAGGTGCGGCCGCCTTAGATAAAGTCAGCGTATAAGCCCCACTGCCGCTATCCGTTACAGCCGTGATGGAAGGCGATACCAGGTAATTTGATCCCACCTCGTCAAAGTCTGCCGACACGAAGCCGGTCACCCCGTCCCCGCAGCGGTCATTGATCTGTACGGGAACGTCACCCGAGGCGCAATTCCCCGTTTGCCACATCGTCAACCCGGCAGGGATGCAAAGGATCAAGTCGTCAATATCCCATGCAGGATGGATGATGGCCGCATTTTCAAAATCATCATAATCAATATGGTGAATGTGAATAGGGTAGTTGTTGGCAATATCGCTTGGTATGGGTATGCCTTTATTGATTGCAGTTACTCTGGCCGGGAAGGGTTTGAAATTACCCTTGCTATCCCTCTTACAAAGGATCGAGCCGTCTTCCAGATAGTAGATGACCCCGTAATGGTTGCCCTTCAACTCCCTGACCATCTCCATATAGTCACAATGGTTGCTATCAAGATAAACCATTGCAGATGGGGTGGGTCGGTTGGTGACATATTTCTGTGTCTTGGCCGTTGTCAGGACGTTAGGATCATCGGTAGTGACCTCATAAGAGGTTATTCCCCGCAAAGGGAACATGGTGAGTGCGGTGTCTACCGCTGCTTTCCAGGTTGCATAACTGTAAGCAGCCGTAAGCGAACCCAGGGAGAAGGATTTAGTCGTCAAAATAATATGACGCACCTCTTTCATCGGACACTTTGTGTCCACGCTCCCACTTGGTAAATAAGCTGTACAACTCATGTTTAACAGGTATTAATTATTTTTATGTTTAGATTTTCAATTTCAATCGCATCAATGAAATCAGCAAAGTACCATGTCGCCGTTCCTTCTTCGCCTTTGAGCGTCCCCCATTTCAGCCGATCCGTCCGCGTGTAATCTGTATCATAACCGGAAACCTCATTCGAGCTTTCCAATTTAGTGAAGAACAAATCTTCCAACGGGTAAAGTATAGGGGTGAAGGTATTGGCGTACCTTTCCGAAGCTATGAACTTCTGCTCGGTATCGGTCAGGATAAGGATTTTAACGGTAACCTCCCGACGGTGTTCCTTACGGTTTGTCTTTTCAGGAAAATCCTGTAATAGGATCACAGCTGGAAACATATCACGTTTAATACTTTGGTTCGTGGTTCCCTGGATGAAGGTTTGACGGATCTCAGCCAGATGACCATAATAATAATTGACAGCCGTATAATTATCAACAGGCGAAGCGGCTAAAGAAGTGTTCATCTTTGCCACTACATCTGCTATTATGTCAACAACCGCCCTCATATCCCAAAAGCATTATAAGGTTTAAACTCGTTGAAGATCCATTCCGGGTAGGTAGATTCATAATTCAGCATAAAGTTATAAAGCGAGGCGGCGTATAAATCCTGACCTGAGTAACCGGCTAAATCTCTCAACCGATACCCCGCCCGTTGAATTAACCCCGCCACGCTTACACCGCCACCCCCTTCCACCGATGGCGAAACTGCCCCCGTGTTTTGGAAGGTTACGGAATTATTCTTTAGATACTGAATGTAAATGTAGTAAGCCAATAAAGATACATTTTCGGTGTTTTTCAACCCGTTCCATTTGATCGTATAAATTCCCTGGGTATATTCCTTTCCCTCTACTATGTCCTTGATCCGCTGTGGTGAGGTCGTCACATCGTAAGCGATCACCAATTTAGCAAGATCATATCCAAGTAATTGAATTAGTATATCCCTTTCGTACCGGTCCCGGTGAACAGATATAGTATTATACGTCCCTTCAGGGAGGTTGATATCAGCGAAATAATATGATGTATCTGTTATTGCCATTACCCTTTTGGTATTTTTCTGCTCACTACCTGCCTACCTTTTGGCTTCACCTTTTCAGGCTTCACCGTTTGGGCTTCGCCGGTTTCCACTCCCCACTCTTTGGCGATGAAATGCGCCGCGATATTGTCTTCCAACTCGATCACTTCGCCCACCGTGTAAGTAGAAAATGAAATATTTAATTTTACTGATTTCATGGATTTAGATTTACGGAACCCCGTTCCAAATTTTCAACGCCTGGTACATGATATTGGTTGTGCCCGTCCCGGTTCCCGTGTACAGTACTTTGAACTGGCGGTATGCCACCTCGGTAGCATTGGCAAACAGTATGGTCGTATCAGCACCGGCGGAAGCATGTACGCCCGTCCAATTTATTGCCGATCCGATTGCCGTCCATCCCTGCTGATCTGAAATCCTGCCGTAAACAGCTACCGCAACGTTTGTATGGTTTCCCGTCAGGGAATCAAGTTGCACGATAACATTCTGTGCGGTGTACGCTTCGGGCTGCATATTGAAATATATAGCCTTCGCCGTTGTGTTGGTGAGGGTTACATCAGTCGTATATTCTTTGTACGTCTGACTTGCATCGGCTGCGGATATGGTTGCAATAGTGGTCTGCGCATTGGAAATCGCAAAAGCGAACATCAAAGCTAAAACAAAGATTAATTTTTTCATTGTCTTATCCTCCTTATGAACTTACTTTGGTGATGGCGTCAATGTCAGCCGTGATGTCAGTTGACTTCAGGAAGGCGTCAACTTCAGCATTTCTGATTACCAGCGATGCTTCCATGTTTGCCAGGATGGTCAGGATTCTCTTTGAGAAGTCCCCCGTCAGGTCGTAACCGATCTCAATTTCAACGTTACCCGTAGAATAGAGGCGGGCTTTTGTAGCATCACCAACGACGAGCGTATTTGCCGTTACGGAGTTTGCTTCGATAACCTGCACGTTGCCGATATACATCGGAGCGCCGTTGCCCATCACATACTGCGGGAAAAGGAAATTACCATCAGCATCTTTGGCTAACCTCAACCGGAGTGCATCGTACGGGTTTACCCATACTTTGTTGACCTGGTATTTGGTAGCCTTCATGATTTGGGCTCCCATACACGAAACCAGGTCATAAAGACCCGCTCCGATAGGAGTAAATCCGCCAGCGGTGATATACGTGGCCGGTGCGAAAGCGGTTGCACGGGTGTAAATACCCCCAATCTGCGGAGCTGTGCCCGTCCCGGTATAACAATAGCCGTCAAGAGCTACCTGGCAGTCATCGTTTAACAGGGTTTTGATCTCATTTTCCATTACGGAAATATGTTTCAAAGCTTCCTTATGCACGGGAACCATTGCCGAAATATTATCGACTGTTTCCGAGTAGCCCGTCCAGGCATATACCTGTTCGGCTGCTGCGGAGCCGTCCGATCTGGCCGCTGCATTGTTCGTGCGGGTCGTCATGTCAGTCCAGTAAACAACGCCGTGATCGTCAGCCGTCAGCGCAAAAGGTGCTAATGATGGAGCGATGGCGTTCATCTGGGATTGCACGGGTGCAAATCCTGGGATGAACATCCCGACTGAATCACTTGTGATTGAGGTCAAACTGACAGCGGTTTTAAAAGTGAACTTACCGCCGCTTTCCCGTACATTTTTGATGATATCGGGATAAACCTTGATAAGGGTATCTTTGATGGTCTCAGGCTTTTCCTTGCCTTTGGCATCCATTTCGTTGATCTTTAGACCGTGTTTGGTGATTGCCTCAACGATCTGTTTTATTGTCAGCCCTTCAACCTCCAATTTCTCCAGGTTTTCTTTCAGGGTTTCGGTGGTGATCGCTCCCTTTGTGGCGTTGATTATTTCCGCTGCCACGTGGTTTTTAATCTCATCCCTAATCCCGTCTAACCCGGTTTTCAATTCTTCTGAAATTTCCATGTTAGTTAAATTTAAAGTTTTTAAATACTGTTTTTATTTCTTCTGAAATCTCTTGAGTGGTTTTACCCGGCTCTGGAGTGGGTTCCCCCGGCTCCAAGTTCATATTATTATCCAATGTAGGTGTTACCCAATTTGAGCCACGCTTTACCGCTGACCCTTCGATTACCTTCGCCTCGGTAACGGCAAAGAAATATCCCTGCCGTTCTACCTGTTCTTTGTTGGCAATGGTATCGATGTACTTTTTCCAGACGGCATAAGGCTCCGGTTCCGATTTCAAGTCCATTGCCATAGCTACTTTTACATATCGCATCCCAACGGAGTGCTGCTTTACCCTTGCTTGTTTATATTGATTAAACATAAAATCATTCCGTTCCTTTTTAACTTTGCTTTCAAAGATAAGCGCCTGGGTTTCCCCTTCCCACTTTTGCCCTAATTCCTTCCATGTGAGGGTTTCCGTGTATGCCTTCAGGTCATCATAATCTGATATGGTGGAGGCTAATGTCCCGGCGTGTTCTTGGTCGTGGTATATATCTTTACTCTCTTTGAGTGATTTCGTCCATAGTCCAGGAATGTGAACATCATCATGTGAATCCATCAAATTAGTTGTATTGATAACCGGCTTTACTTTGATCTCGTTGGTGTCTTCCGTAATTGGTTTATTTGCCTTCTCCGCTTCGCCGTCTTTATCCGCCACGCATCCGAAATTGAAAGCATCGGCATACTTGATTTGTGCCTTTTTGTCGGCTATGATCCTGCCCTGGTTATTTTGCAGGAAGGCGAACAGTTCCGATTTACTTAGGTTTTTCGGTATTTCCATCTTCTTGTTTTTTAATCAATTCTTGATCTGCTATGGCTTTTTTGCGTGCCAGCATCTTCTGCCTTATGTCTTCAATCCATTCCTTCATGGCTGGGTGATCGCCTTCGCTTATGTCATTTGTCAGATTCATTTTACCCCAATTACTAATCCCATTCTACGTAACTCATGCTGATAGTCAGGTTGCAGGATAGCGCCGTCCCTTAATGCTATACTCAGGGCATCGGTCATCATCTTGACAGATTGCGCCCGTTCTTTTAAATTCTCCTGAAATATATTTAAATGTGTATAACTACCCACTATTTCCCATGCCTCATTTTCTGTTTCAAATTGTGAGTTCATGGCTCCGATCCATTCTTCAGCTTCAGGGATGATGGTATTCTCGTATAACCGTCTTTCAGCCCATTTCTGATTCTCAAAAGTAGTGCCTTTGTCCGAGCCGAATAACTCCGATGGGGTACCGGCAGCATCGCATAATTTATAAAAGTCATTCCTGATCTCCTCAAACAGTCCCAAGCTTGCAGGGTTGTCAACAGATATTTTCTTCCAGTCCAATGCCAGCGATGTGATAATAGCCGGGAACTTGCCTTTATTATAACGCATATCCGCCAGCCGTTTCTTCAGGTCTTCC